AATCTACAGCACACGTACCTGAGTATCTTAATGGTGAGGTAATCAACATCCAAGCATCATCCAACGAGGATATGCTACTAGTACAGACTGACAATGACCCACAGGCCTTGTATGTATACAGGTACTACTGGTCAGGCAGAGAGAAGCTACAGTCATCATGGTCACGCTGGGTGTTTGATGGTGATGTAATAGGATGCTCATTTAACCGTGCTGACATTACACTGCTAATCAAGAGAGATACTAATTTATATCTTGAGCGTATCAACCTATCAGTAGATGATGCAACGAACTACACTTCAGGTCAGTTCTCAATTCATCTAGATAGACGTGTTATGCTTGAGACTGCTGGTCTAACTACAGTACCATACACTGATCCTGATACAATCTACATTGATGAGACAGGTAAGGTAATAACTCTTGCTAGTGTAGCAGGTAAGTTAGCTGACGGTGAGGTAGTCTTTGCTGGTGTACCGTTTACATTTAAGTACCAGTTCTCAGAGCCAGTAGTTAAACAGAATAACCAACCAATAACAACAGGTGTTATGCACGTCAGGAACTATGCAGTTGTATATAACAACACAGGTTACTTTGAGGTAGACGTAACACCACTTAGACGCAGCACATATAATCGTAAGTTTACTGGACGTATTATTAGTGGTGCTGCTAACATCCTTAATAGAGCCGCTATTGATTCAGGTACATACAGGTTTGGTGTCATGGCACACTCAGACGAAGTAGACATTGTACTCAAGAGCGATAGCCACCTGCCTTGTGTATTCCAATCGGCAGAGTGGGAAGGCTTCTATGTGCTACGTTCTAGGAGAATGTAATGAAAGTCCATGTGAGACAGAGTACCCAAGATGATGTTGAATATCTTTGTGACAACTTACGCCCTGAGGATAGGGAAGAGGTACTTGCCTCACATGGCAGCACTAGAGAGGCCTTACAGATAGGCTTTGATGAATCAGAAGAATGTTGGACTATCACTGTGAAAGACACAGGTGAGATAGCTGGTATATATGGACTAGCTAAGTATGACGATGACGTAGCAGTACCGTGGTTACTGACCACACCTGCTATTAAAAAGGTATGGCTACCATTCCTACGTGGCTCACGTAAATGGGTAGAAGAAGCTAATCAAAAATACCCCCTACTTACTAATGCAGTGGACGCAGACTATACTGTAGCTATCAACTGGCTACGTTTTGTTGGTTTCACATTTATCAAGAAACATGAGAAATGGGGCGTAGGTAATAAACCATTTCTAGAATTTGTGAGGATACGATAATGGACCCATTGACCATTGCTGTCGGTGTGAAAGGCGTAGCTGATTACTTTGAAGCAGAAAACCAAGCAAAGTGGACTGAGTACCGTTTTCTACAGAACAGAGTAAATGCTGCTGTAGCACGTGACTTAAAGATACAAAGCTTAAACCGTAGGGCAATACAAGAAGCAGAAGCTACAGCAGGTCAAAAGTTTGACTTAGCTATTGCATCTATGGAAGCTAGGGAAGCACGTGTAGTAGCTGCTGGTGAAGCAGGTTTAGGTGGTAAGAGTATTGATGCTCAATCAAACATGGTTACGGCTAGACAGTTACGTGGTGAAACAGTACTCAATGATAACCTACGTATGACGCTAGACCAGATTGAAGATGAAAAAGAAGGCTTTAATACTGAGATGATGAACAGGATTAATTCACTACCACGTGGACAAAAGCCTAACATGCTCATGCATGCACTAAACACTGCTGCTAATATGTATGCTACTGAAGCAGCTATGACAGGTAAATCACCATTCTCTACTAGTGTAGCAAGTAAAGGTTCAGTTGTTAAAACACCTACTCTTGCTAAATCAACAGCTTCAACACCATTACCAGCAAGTAATCAAAACGCTTTATTCTTTATGAGAAATTTTTAAGAGGGTACTATGGCAGAAAAAAGAGTACAAGTGGGTAGATTAAATGCACCCACACAATCTGATTTACGTCCACAAGCTGCCCCTGTAGAAACTTATGTAAGACCACCTGAATCACAGGTTCAAGCTAGTCCTTTGTCTCAGTTCATATCAGCAATTAGTCCTGCTATTGAAGCAGATGCTCAAATAAGGAAAGCTGATAGATTAAAGCGTGAGAGGGAACTAGAAACTAATAAGACTAGAAGACAATTAAGCCAACTGAAGCAAGCTAGTGCTATCATAGAAGCTAATCTAAACGAAGATTACTATACTATTGATGAGAATGGTAACTCCATATTCAAGCCAGAATATCTTGAGATGGAACTTTCTGATGTACTAGATTTACGTAGAAAAGCTGTAGATGAATATACTCAACAACTAGAGGGTGTTCTAGACCCTATGTACATTGAGGGCTTTAAGGAAGACCAAGAAGCCATTAATACAATATGGGCTAGTACTGTTTACCGAAAAGAAAAAGAAGTATATAACAAAGGTAAATTAAATAATTCATTGACTACAGCTATGATAGCAGTCAATGACCAGTATGAAATAAATGTTAAGAACAATGTTCCTAACGCTATGGACACAGGCAAAGAATCAATTCAAGCATTGTTTGAAGACCATTTCGCTTCCAATCAGGATTTGTATTCTGGGCGTGATGAATTAAATACTCTTGTTTTTGGTCTTGCCGTAGACGAACTTGGACGTAGGTCTACAACTCCTGTTACTGAGTGGTTAAATAGCCCTCTGTCTAACAATCAATTTGGAGTTGGTAAGTATGCAGATAGCGTAGCAAAGATTATCAAGCAACAAGAGGCTGATGCAAGTACTGGATTTACTGCTGCTAAAGAAGCTAACATTAGTTCTATGGCAACAGAAGCCATGACACGAGCCTTTAATGGTGATGTCTCTGGCATTAACATGGAGACAGATGTAACATTCTCTGTTAATGGAAAAACTACATCTCATAAGTTTACTCAGACAGATTATGCTAACGTAGCTATGCAAGTAGTTGCTACTGAATCAGCTAAATTAGATCAGTTACCACAAGACACAGTAGAGCAGAAAGCTATCTACCAAGCTAGGCAAACAGAGTTTAAAAGAAAAACATATGAAATGTTTAGGGCTATTGGTGCTGATACACCAAGGATTGCTGAAGCTAAACGCAGTGGTGTACCTGCTTGGTTTTCAGGTGACATAGATTCACTAGAACAAGCAGAAGATGGTACTATGTTTAATCGTACCCTACAGACAGCAGAAGCTACCTACAGGACATTTGAAGATGTATATAAGTATCAAGGCGAAAGCGGTCTAGCTGTATTTCTACCTAATAAAGAACAAAGAGATATGTTCCATACCATACGTTCTGCTATGGAAATAGGTAGTGAAGACTTTAAGAGTGCTTTACAGTATGCTCGTAGGTATGATCCTTCTCTTGCTCCAACATTCTCTATGGATGTGTCAGAGTTAAATGAACGAATAGACACAGGTTTATTTGACTTTACTAATGTAGATGAAGCTACAAATTCAGGGATTATGTTACCAGAAGTCCAGCAAAGATATAGCATGTTACGTGTTATTAATCCTAATTTAGATGAGGATAAGGCAAAACAAATAGCAGTAGACGAAGTATCTGCTAGTTATAAAGCTATCGAAAACTCTGATGGAAGTTATAGCTTAATTAAAAATGCTAAATTTTTACAATCAGGGGAGACAGATAAAAACATTGCCGTAGTTAGTGACTTACTAACAGAAGCAGTAAATAATAAAGACTTTCGTGATGCTATAAATATTAAGCTGGGGATTAAAGATAGAACTGCTGGTATTATACCTGCTGGTGTAGGCACAATACTTGCTGAAACTTTTGATACAGCTTCACCTCTAGCTAACTTTACGTTATCAGTAGAGACAAACCCAAATAACGAAAACATGCTGGATGTAAGGGCTACTGAAAAAGGTAATCCAACTAATAGCTGGTTTATCCCTATGGGTATTAGTCTGCAAAACGTAGCAGAAAAACGTAAGTCTATGTTCATAGAAAAAACAGTTAAGGACTTCAAAGATAATGTAGCAACTGGTGCTGAACCTACTGTGACAACAGAAGACGATGAAACACCTAACCTAACACCTAGTTTAAGTATGCCCAACATTTTTGAAGAGTTCCCAGCAGAACAAATGTTTCAAGATGTTGGACAAGAACTTCAGGATGTAGTTGGTAGTGTGGGTGATGCTATTGTAGCACCAGCTAACGCTACTGCAACCATCATACAAGATGAGGGTTTCTCATACACACCATACGATGACATGGGTAAGCAATCAGTAGGTCATGGCCTACAGATTGAATCACTAGAGGACGATGAGAAGGCTCTTATAGCTGACATCAATAACGTACAGCCAGAGGAATCTGCTGCTGTAGTTGCTTTGAAAGTAGAGAAGACTAATGACTTCTTTACTAGCGAAGTTGATGGCTTTGAGAACTTACCTGAATCTACACGTTCTGGTGTCATACAGATGGGTTACCAACTTGGTAGGTTCAACGTAGCAAAAGAGTGGCCTAAGTTTATGGCATCACTCAAGGAAGCTGCACAGTATGCAGAAGGTTCTCTTGAACAGGGTACTGCTCTAGCTAAAGCTAAGTTTAACATGCTTTACAATGTGGCAGAAGATGGTACTGTTACAGCTACCAAGTGGGCTACACAGACAGCAGACAGGGCTATGAAAGTAGCTAATGAAGTTGCTGGTGATATAGCTGACTTTGGTTCTTCTGTATTTGAATCTGTCATACCTAAAGCAAACGCCTCTCTTACTGTACCTGAGAAAGAACAGCTAAGAGTAGGTAAGGTTCCTAGTGCATCTGCTGTCGTAGACATAGCACTAAACAAGAACCCTGCTGACGCAGCCTATGCCTATATGGGTCTAAGTGAAAAAGATACTGAGGGTGCTGCTGCTGTAAAAGGTTTCTTTGAAGAAGCTGTCGGTGACTGGAACCCACAACAACAAACAACAGAAGAGTTTGCTACTAACCAAGCGTGGTGTGCAGCCTTCTTATCACAAGTGTTACGTGATTCTGGTATAGATACAAAGTCTCTACTTGGTAAAGACAAGTTCAACCAGATA